TATACCGTTGCCTCCCGTGGCTTAGCAACGCCTTTTCGCGTGTCGATCAATCGAAAGATCGGCCCAACGAATAGTACGGGCAATGACCACGTCATCCTGAAAGTCGAACTTTCAGACCCTAACTCTACTACAGGCAAGATAGCTACCGGTTTGGCCACGTTGGATATTTCTATCCCGCGTGATACCTCAACGGTAACTCAAGCCGAGATGGTGGAAGTTCTTGGGATTCTCGGTTCGCTGTTAAATGATGCAGCCGCTCTTGCGGCTACCACCATTAACCGCACTGCGCTTTTGGAAGGACGTGACCTTTAAGGTCCGTCTAACCTAAGCTTTATCAGTGTGTGGGAAGGTACGTAGTACCTTCTATAACCAAGCACCGGCATCGGGCCGAAAGGCCCTTTGCCTCTTCAAAGGAGAGAATATGAAGTCCCTATGGATCGCCGCAATTGTTGCGGTCGCATCTTTGGTACTGGCGTATTTTGGCGTACAAGATAGTACGTCAAAGCAAGGGGGTTTTCTGAAGAAAGCTTCCAAATACATTGCTGAGCAAGTCAAATCATTTGACTCTAGCAACGCAGTGATGGAGAGAATTAAACAAGTAGATTCCTTATGGATGATAGATTCGGTGATGGGCGTGGACAACAATGTCCATCTCATTAGACCGGATACATCTGTGGGAACCTATAAGTTCTTCTCGGATTAGCTACCGATTGATTGGGTAGCACAGCTTTCTGATGTGGGACGCTTAAACTTCTATGAGGTGGCACGTCAAGGAGGAATCATATGAATGATCTACCTCGACTAGCGCTCGCCTTCCTGAAGACAGTGTTCCTAGACTTAAATGAGCATTCTCCAAATTTAAAGAATGCGAATTTGCGCAATGTGAAGTATCTATTAAAGAGACTTCAATGCGAAAACTCAAGCATTTTCTCTAAGACGCTCCCCGAATTGGGTAAAGCAGTCGAGACTAGCTTGATAACTGGGACACAATTAATTGTGCCTCAATCTTTCGCAAAACATTGGCGTTCTTCGTTACCAGCGTTTATGTACGAATATTTTCGTACATTATACTATGATAACGGGTTGCCTGTACACGTCCTCACTCTATCAGCGAGGAAACCTCAAGACGAGGCGTATGCCTTTTGGGCGATACGTCAAGTTACGATGGCCTTCTCCAAATGTAGAGGTTTAGGATGCCAGGTTAGCGATGAGGAAGCTCTTAAAAGCTTCAAGTCGCGTATCACTACGCAAGTAGAGATCACCGCACCGTCATGGCTTCTAAACCAGGCACGACGCCTGATTAAAGAAGTTATGTATGATGAGGGACGCTTACGGGCTGAGTTAACTCAGTGGTCGGAAGATCCCTGGGGAAAACAAGGCCCTGGCGCTGTCGCAATGAAGGAGAAGGGATTGAGTAAGTGGGGATTTCGTTATATTCCGGGTATAGATCGAAAGTTGTATATGTTTCGACTCAACCCAGACAACGAAGAATTCTCTAAGAGTATAATTTACAACGCACCGATAGGTGTTAGTAAACCATACTCGCGTGCTGTATGCGTTCCGAAGGACTTTCGCAGTCCAAGGATTATATGCATCGAGCCTAAGGAATTCCAGTTTGCCCAACAGGGTATCTGGTCAACCTTACAACTCATAATCGAGCACGACCCCCTTACTCGGCGAAGTATCAACTTCAGACACCAAGAGTACAATGCTCGTCTCTGCAAAAGAGATGATATTGCAACAATTGATCTGAAGGATGCCTCCGACATGGTCTCGCTAAAACTGTGTCGTTTGCTCTTGCCGAAAGAGCTTTTCGCCCTAGTTACACGCTATAGATCAAGAAAGATCTCTGTTGCTGGGGATCTGATTGTCCCTACATGCTTTGCAAGCATGGGTTCAGCATTATGCTTTCCTATTGAGACATTAGTATTTTGGGCAATTACCCAAAGTGCTATACATCCCATGGATCGCAGATTGCCTATGCGTGTGTTTGGCGATGATATTGTAGTGCCGAAAGGTTCTGCAATGTTTGTCACCAAAATGCTTGAGTCCTGTGGGCTTAAAGTGAACCATAATAAGACGTGCATCAACACTCCCGTAAGGGAGAGTTGTGGTGCGTTTACTTATGGTGGCGTAGATATACGCATAACACGCTTTAAGTATCCCGCTTGTTCTGGTC